TTTTTTAGAATATATCCACACAGGAAATTATATGATAGTAAAAGAGAACAAAAGGATATTACAAAAATATTATCCAAGAGCAAAACAAATGTGCAAGAAAAGGTGATAATATGATACAAGCAAATTTAGAATATGTGAGATTATGGACTAATTACAAAATATCTGTTCCTGATGCACCACATAGAGTAAAAGTGCCAAAGACAAAAAGCCAAAAGGTAAAAGTAAAAAGGATTAGATAAAGAAGTTAAGCAGGAGGATATTATGAATTCAAATGCTAAAGGTAAAAGAGGCGAAAGAGAACTTGCCAATAAACTTAAGAATTTGGGAATATTGAATGCAAGAAGAAGCCAACAATATAATGGTGTTAGTGGTGATGCAGATTTGTTAGGACTTAAAGGCATACATATAGAGTGTAAGAGAGTAGAAGCATTGAATATAAATAAAGCAATGGAACAAGCAGAAACAGATTGTAAGAATGTAGGGTTGCCGACAGTTTTTCACAGAAAGAATGGCAAACCTTGGTTAGTAACAATGGACCTATATGATTGGATGAAATTATATGATAAATATGTAGAAACACAATAATTAATAGGAGGCAATCGTGAAAGATAAAATTATATTAATAACAGGGAATGGTAGCTTCGCAAATGCAATGATAGAAAGACTTTTAAAGACAGAGGTTAAAAAAATAATTGTTTTTAACAGGAATGAGTTTTTTAAAGTTCAAACAGAGAGAAAGTTTAAGAATAAAAGGTTATTATGTTTATTAGCAGACATTACAAAATATAGTGATATGATAAATATAACTGCTGGTGTTGATTATTGTATCCACACGGCAGCATTAAAGCATGTAAAAGCATGTGAAGAACAACCATTACCTTGTTTTGAAACAAATATATTTGGAACTGCAAATGTAATTGAAGCATGTATTAATAATGGGGTTGAGAAGTTAGTTTGTTTATCAACTGATAAGGCAGCAAATCCAACGACTACTTATGGAGTGTCAAAACTTGCAGGGGAAAGAATTATTGCAGGTATAGATAATAAAGACACAACAATCACAATGACTAGATATGGAAATGTAGCAGGGTCAAGTGGTAGTGTAATACCACACTTTAAAGGATTAAGAGATAAAGGTGAAGCATTAACATTGACAGATCCTGAAATGACAAGATTTTATATACCAATAGAGAAAGCAGTAGATAGTGTTATATATGCTTTGGAAAAAGGAATTCATAAGGATTTGGTAATATATAAAGGTAAATCTGCAACCGTGCAAATGATTGCTGATTGTATAAGTGATAAACAAGTAGTAACAGGTGCAGTAAAAACCGAAAAGAATGATGAGGCATTATTAACAAAGAATGAATTAAATCATAGTATAGAAGATGAAGATTTTTATATAGTTAATGAGAATTATGATTATATAGATAAGTTTGATGAACCATTAACAAGTGATAATGCACCAAGATATACAATGGAAGAGTTAAAGGAGCTTATAGATGGGTGCTAATATAATGTATTTTCACGGTGGTAGTGGTAATCATGGATGTGAAGCTCTATTTAAAACATTAAAAGAATTGTGTAGTTTAAATGATATAGAACTTTATTCATATAGACCTGAAGAGGATGCACATTTGGGTTGTAATGTTAGAAAGACTAACTTAAATACTGATGAATTAGATACAAGTTATCCAGTAGATACGATCGCAATTTCAATGGGTGGAGATAATTATTGTTACCGTGGTGCTGTGAAGCCATTAGAAAAATATAATATAGAGTTTCATAATAAAGGTGTTAAGACAGCATTAATAGGATGTAGTATAACTCCTGAATTAATACCGACTATAATAGATGATTTACAAAGATATGATTTGATAACAGCAAGAGAAGGAATAACATATAAGACATTAAAAGATAATGATATTAATTGTAAGTTAATTCCTGATAGTGCGTTTATATTGGAAACAAAAGAAGTAGATTTTGATGATAGAGGTAAAGAGTGGATAGGTATTAATGCGAGTAGTTTGACAAAAAGTAGTATGACAATAGAAAATTATAAAGTGTTAATTGATTATATCTTAAAGGATACTAATTTTAATATTATGTTAATTCCACATGTAGTTCAAAGCCATAATGATGATCTAGAAAGTTTACAAAATTTATATATAAATAAAGAAAGAATGGTTATGGTAAAAGGTGATTGTAATGAGTTAAAAGGTTATATATCTAAATGTAAGATGGTAGTAACAGCGAGAACACATGTATCAATAGCGAGTTATTCATTATGTGTTCCTACTTTAGTTTTAGGATATAGTGTTAAGTCGTTAGGAATTGCTACAGATTTATTTGGTACAACTGAAAATTATGTAAAGCCAATGGATGAGTTAAAAGATAGTGGTGAATTAAAAAAAGGTTTTATATGGATTATTGAAAATTATGATGGTATAAAAAAACATTTAGAGGAAATAATGCCTGAATATAAAAACAGATGTTATGAATTGAGAGATGTGTATGAAATGTTATGCAGCAAAAAATAAAGATTTACAAACAAGATTAAACAGTTCAAGTGGTGGTATATTCACATTATTAGCCGAGCAAATGATAAATGATGGTGGCAATGTTATTGGAGTAAATGATGAAATAGAACACCAATCTATAAATAAAGTAGAAGATATACATTTATTGCAAGGTAGCAAATATGTTGAGTGTAAGACCAATTATGATTTGATAGATAAACACACAATGTTAGTGGGAACACCGTGTCAGATGTCTAAAAAGGCTTATTTAAATGTTGATTTAGTATGTCATGGAACACCAACAAGAAATAGTTATGATAAGTATTTAGAAATACATGATAAGTTTAAATTTAGGGATAAGAAGAATGGTTGGATTGGTTCTACTGCTAAAAATGAATTTATGGGTGATTTTCTAAATGACCGTAATTTATGTGATAAATGTTATAAATGTCCGTTCAAGAATTTTAAAAGCATTAGTGATATACAGATAGGGGATTTTTGGGGAATACAAAATGAATATCCTGATTTCTTTGATAATTATGGAGTATCGCTTGTAATAATAAAGACTGATAAAGGCGAACAAATGTTTGATAAAATAAAAGACAAATTAGAATATATAGATATAGATATAAACAAAGCAATAAAGTATAATCCAAGTATTATAATATCTGCAGAAAGGAAATAATATGAAGATTAGTTTTATATCACCAATGTATAATAGTGAAAAATGGATAGATAAGATGATACAAAGCATTCCGTTAGAATATGCTTATGAAATAATAGTGTGTGATGATTGTTCGACAGATAATTCGTTGGAATTGTTAAAAAAATATGAAAATGATATACCACAATTAAAAATAATAACAAATGATACCAATAAAGGTAATAGTTACACTTGTAATAAATTATTAAGCCAAGCAACTGGTGATTATATAACGATGATAGATACTGATGACTATTATTTACCAGAAATAAAAGAAGTATGCAAACTAGTAGATGGAACTTATGATATGTATTGGTATGATTTAATGGCAACAAATGGGTATAGATTTGAGGCTCGTGATAAAGGTATCTTATGGAGTGGCAATTTGAAAATATATAAAAAAGAAATAATTGGTGATGCTATATATGGGCAAGAAGGTCGTGGTGATGTAATTTTCACCAAAAGATTATTTGCCAATAGTAAAAATAATTTATATACTGAAATAATAGCTTATAATTATAATTATCCAAGAATTGGCAGTATTAATTATAGAATGTTGAATGGTGAATATGGTGCCATAGAAAATGAGGATATAATATGAAAACTTCAATTTTGGTAATGAGTTGTGATGCTTATAGTGATTTATGGGAACCATTCTTTATATTGAAAAAGAAATATTGGAAGGATTGTCCTTATGATGTATATGTAGGGAGTGAAACAAAAGTTTGTAAACATGCAACAACAATAAAGGCAAAGGGTTTGTGGACTACAAGATTGAGAAAGACATTAGAAAAAATAGATAGTGATTATATAGTGTTTATGTTAGAAGATTATTTTATAAGGGAACAAGTAGATCAAAAACAAATAGATTTTTGTTTAGATAATTTTGATGAACAGACAGCAGCATTTGATTTTCAAAATGTGTTAGCCAATCAATTTGCGTTTTTTAATGAAAAAGATGTAAAGGGGCAATTTACTTCAAGAAGGAATAAGCAGATGTATTTAACAAATACACAGCCATCTGTTTGGGATAGAAAGAAATTATTAGAATTATGTCAACAAGATGTAGGTATATGGGAATGGGAAACACAAGTGTTAAATAGTCCATATAAGTATTATATAAATAGAGGCGAACATATTATAAATATTGGTTATTATAAAGATAGAAAACCATGGGGAGTAGTACAAGGTAAGTGGTCAAAAGAAGTAATAAAGTTATTTAAAAAAGAAAATATCAAAATGGATTTAGATAATAGAGAATATTTGGATATAGATTTATCTATTATAATCCCTTATTACAAAACAAAGAAAAGAACACAAGAATTAATGGATGTGTTGATACCACAGTTAAATAATAGAGCAGAGGTAATAATGGTAGATGATGGGTGTGATGAACATTCGTTTGATAAATTACCAATTAAGGTGATCCATCAAAGTAATGGTGGTCCATCTAAAGCAAGGAATGTAGGATTGGATAAACATAGAGGAAGATATGTATTTTTTCAAGATAGTGATGATCTAATGAAACCAAATTTTATTGAGAAATGGTTGAATAAAATTGATGATGGTGATTTCAGTTATGGTTTGCATAGTTGGGAATATCAAAATGGGCGACCTGTAATAATTACAGACCAGCCACCGAAAGATAATAATTGTTTATGGAATTGTGTATATAATAGTGTGAGCATAGGCGATACAAGATTTGATGAAACCTTACAAATAAGTGAAGAGATAAGTTTTAATGAAAAGGTTAGAAAAGGTGTTAAAGTTAATATAGAAGATGTGTTATACACTTATAATTCAGGTGAAGAAGGAAGTTTATCAAGTTTATTTAGAGCAGGTAAGATAAGTGCAATAAGACCAATTAAAACACAAGTTGTAATATATCGTTCTAAAGTAACTCCAATAGGTGGCATAGAAACAGCAGTATATAATACATGTGAGGCATTAAAGGACATATATGATATTGTATTTGTCTATGATATAGATGAGGGTGATCAAGTTAAGAGATTGAGCAAGTTGGTTAAATGTGTTAAATATACAGGCATACCAATTGAATGTGATTTTTTCTTATATTATGGATTAAATCCACAGGCAATAGAGAAAAATACCAAATCGCCAATATTTCACCAACAGATATGTAATAATATGGATGCAGTAATGCACCATTATCCTAAATCACCAAAGACAACAAGCACGACAGCAGATAGTAAAACATCAGCAATAGTATTAATGAAATATGCACCTGATGTTAAATGTGGAGTGTTACATAATATATTTACAAGAGGCCCTGAAAAGAAATGTTTTCATTTAATGAGTGCTACAAGAATAGCACCTGACAAAGGTTCAATAGGGGCTAGAATGAAAATGTTTGCAGATAGATTAAATGAGAGAAAGATACCATTTACTTGGGAAATATTTACAAATGATGTTTTTAATGTTGAAATAGAAGGTGTAGTATTAAGAAAACCAAGATTAAATGTAGTAGATTATATATGGGGTAAAGATTATGGAGTTCAGTTTTCAACGCATGAGTCTTGGGGAGGAACGACAACTGAATTTTTAGAAAGAGGAGTACCAATGTTATGCACTAGGTATGAATCGGTTGATGAACAAATAATAGATGGTCAAAATGGGTTTATATTAGAGTTAGATATGAGCAATATGGATAAAGTTATAGATAAGATGTTAGAGAAAGATTTAAAAGGATTTAAATATGACAAGAAAGATAGCATAAAAGAATTCACAGATTTAATAGGTGATCTAGGTGGCAAGAAAGATACCTATGAATATAGATATGTAAAAGATACAATTAAGGTTAAGGTAATGCAGAACTACACAGATATTGAATTGAATAAATATTTAATTAAAGGTACAATAATAGATATGAAAGAAGATAGAGCAGAGCAATTAAATAGATTAGGATTTATTAAAATAATAGGGAGGTAATTATATGAAAGTAATACCAAAGCAAGTATTAGCACAGATTAAACAATTAGAAGATAAGATCAAAGAGATTAATGTTGTAAGAGAAGCAATAAAGATAAAAGCAAATACTAAAGCACAAGTGTTAGTGGATGATCCATTGATAAAACAAGAAATAGTTAAAAGAGGTAAAAAGTTATATTTAATAGAAAAGATAGAGAGTCATGTATCATTAGATAGAGGAAATGATTATAAATCTAAAGGTGATAATGAATTAGAGTTAAAAGTTGGCGATTATTTAGTTAATGTAGGTAAAGGTTACCAATTAAATAACTATGAAATGGAAGAAGTTAAGTAGGAGGAATGTATGAAAAACGATAATAAAATATTAACTTTAGATGAATTAGATGAGGAAGATAAAGACCAAGAACAATGGGAAGATACTACAATGGTACAACTAACAATAAAAGAGTATAGAAGATTAAAGAAACAAGATAAGGAAATAAAAACAACTTGGGTAAATACAGATGGTGATGGTGGAGTAACATATAGTCCATCGATAATAGATGATGGTTCAATAACAATTTGTTAAACAAGGTAGGGTTGTTCCTTACTGGGTGGATATAAAGGTTAATAAGGAAATCTTATAAAGTAAAGATATTATGCCGCGTCTCAATGAAACACTGAAATTAAGTAGTTGAGATTCCAAGAAGCCTTTCAGTAGGAGTTAATACATTACTTTATAAAAAGGTCTAATTATTATTTCAGCGTTTATATCTTACCAGTAGTGAATAACATAAGAAGGTGGTACAGATGAAAGTAAAGTTAACTGATAAACAAAAAATATTTGTGAAAGAGTATCTAGTTGATCTAAATGCTACTCAAGCAGCTATAAGGGCTGGTTACAGTATAGATACAGCAAAACAAATAGCTTGTGAAAACTTATCTAAACCTTACTTACAGGATGCCATAGGGGAATTAATGGAAGAAAGGTCAAAGAAAATAGATGTTGACTCACAATGGGTATTAAAAAGATTAGTTAAGATTAATGATAGATGTTTGGAAGAAGAGGAAATTGAGAAGTGGGACTATGATGAAAAAAAATTGATAGGGACTGGGACATTTAAGTTCGATAGTTCAGGTGCTAACAAATCAGCAGAACTAATTGGAAAGCATTTAGCAATGTTTACTGATAAGATAGATACTACTGTTACTATGGATAAGAAACCAGTTGATGAATTAGTAGAGTCCATTGAGGGATTGAAGAATGAAAATAACACAGAAGTTTCTTGACTTCACATTAACAGATAGTGTAGTAGATGTATTAGAGGGAACGACACAGGCAGGTAAAACAACAACTGCCATATCAACGAAGTTTCTGTATATGATAAATAAGACTAAACGGAGTAAGCATTTAATAGCTGGTGAAAGTCTAGGAACAGTAACAAGTAATATACTATCGACAGGCGATTGTGGATTGTTAGATGTGTTTCCTGATATAGAGTTATACTTACAAGGAAATAGTAAACAGAAATTACCCCATATAATGGTAGGCGATAATATAGTCTATCTATGTGGTTATAGTGATGTAGCGAAATATAAGAAAGTTCTAGGTGGCCAATTCGGTGCAGTCTTTATAGATGAGGTTAATATAGCCGAGATGAGTTTTGTAAGAGAACTATTTTTACCTAGATTTGAATATATGTGTATGACTCTCAATCCTGATAATCCGGATAAAGAGATATACAAAGAGATAATAAATAGATGTAGGCCGATAGACAAGTATAAAGATACAACACCGAGTCATATAATGGCAGAGTTGAATAAATCAGTACCAACAGTAGGGTGGAATTATTGGTTCTTCTCATTTGATGATAATCCTACAATGACAGAAGAGTTAAGAACTAAACTATTGGGCAGTCTATTGCCTGAAACAAGGGAATATAAAACAAAGATATTAGGTATAAGAACAAAGGGTGTTGGGTTAATATTCCAATTACCACAAGTTAATATAATAAGTAAAAGGGAAGCAATGTATGTTAATCCTAAAGAACCGAATAATGATAAGTTGGTTAAGAGGAAGTTTAAGCACTTCACTTGTGGAGTTGATACATCTTATTCAAGTAAGTCAGATGATACATTTGCATTTATATTTGCAGGTATAACAGATAAGAATAAGTATATAGTGTTAGGTGAAGAGGTTTATAACAATAGGGATTCATTTACATTAACTCCTAGTGATATAGCAGTTAAGATAAGTAATTTTGTATTAAGGAAACAACAAGAGTGGGGTATATGTCTTAATGTATTTATAGATAGTGCAGATCAAGCAACGATAACAGAGTGTCAAAAGTATAAGATGAACCATGGTATAAACTTCAATTTTATAAATTCATATAAGAAAACAAGGATAATAGATAGGATTAATTTACAGAACAGTTGGATAGCATCAGGAAATTATTTAATAGTTGAAGATTGTAAGGAACATATAAGGGAACACAACTTATATAGTTGGGATAGTAAAAAAGATGAGCCTGAAGATGCTAATGATCATACAATAAATGGTAGTCAGTATGCATTCTTGCCATTCAAAGACCAAATAGGGAAGTGATTAAGTGAATTTTAGGGATAGGATAGCAGTTGGATTAACAAAGATGATATATCCACATTTACAGGATTATACAAAAATAAGAGGTGGTAACATGCCAAAAAAGGTATTAGAATATGAACAATACAAATTGCAGGAAAAATATTTATGGTTTGTTGGTGATGAGGATCTATTAGCAGATTATTATCAAACTAATACAAGTTCATTTGGGGTAATAAACACTAGAGCCAGTTATTATTATACAAATGTTACTGACAAGGTAAGAGTGGTACATAGTGGAATGCCTAGTCTAATATCACATGGTAAAGCAAGATTAGTTACTAACTCGGATGTTGAGATTAGTGTAATAAATGGTAAAGATGTTGATGAAAAACAAACCGAATTATTAAATGTAATATTAGAGGATAATAGTTTTGATAGGTTGTTATATACTTCAATATTAATTCAGAGTTGGGCTATAAGGTTTGCTTGGAAGATAGGGTATGACAAGAACCTAACAAAATATCCATTGATAGAGAAATATACACCTTTTAATTATGAAACAATAGAAGAGAGAGGCAGAGCATTAGGATATATATTTAAGACAGATTATGGTGAATGCAATGAGAAGTATCAATTACATGAAATATATACATCAGGGTTAATAGATTATAAGTTGTATAAGATAGTAAGAAATGAGTTAGTTGATGTTCCATTAACAACACTTGAAGAAACTAAAGAATTGGAACCATTTAAGTTTAAAGGAAATTTTATAATGGCTGGTGAATTTAAAGGTATAAAGTCTGATTATGATGGTGTAATAGCAGAGTTTGATGCATTAGATGAAGCATGGTCACAATTAATGGATGAAATAAGAACAGGTAGAGCAGAAGTATATGTCCCTGAAGTATTGGCAACAGGTAAGAAGTTTGATGATTTTAGAAAGAAATATGTAGTAACAGGAACTGATCCAAGAGAGAATGGCAAGAATGAAATAAGCCATAATCAATCGGCAATAAGAACAGATGAATATACTAAAGCAATAAATAGCATTACATATAACATATTAGCCAATGCTGGACTTAATCCATTAACAATAGGTATAAATGATGAGGCAGGTGCGAATGCTTCGCAAGAGGCTTTAATGCAACGAGAAGTCACATCATTAAGAACAAGAAAATCATTAGTTAAAGTATTTGAAGAGTTTTTAGTACCTATGTGTAATAAAATATTAAAAGCAGATGATGTGTTTAATAAGCGAACACCAGTAGATAGAGAGTTGAGTGTATCGTTTGGTGAATATATACCACCTGATAGAAATACTAGAATAGAACAAACTGCGAAGATGGTTGATTTTGATATTATAGATCAAGAGAAAGCACTCGATGATATATATGGTGAGGAATTAACAGAAGATGAAAAGAGCAGGATATTAAGGAATATGGGGGAACAGATATTAATACCTGAAGAGGAAGTAAAAGAGTAGGTGATTAGGTGTTAGATGATATATTAGAAAAACAAGAAAAATCACTCGAAAAAGAAATAAGTAAGGATTATGTTGCTAGTTATAAGAAGATTAAAGAACAAGTAGAAGGTATTGATTGGCAGTATGATGATGAAGGTAATATCAAGAATAAAGAAGATGTTAAAAAGTTAAATAAGGAAATAGCAGTTATTGTATCTGCATTGTGGTTAAGTAATGGTAAGAATATTACAATGGCTTCAGGGGATACAATAGAAACTACAAGATTATATTATGATTTCTTTGATAAGCTGGTTAACCCAAAGATAACAGCAAAATTGAATTTGGATAAGATAGTAAGAGAACAGATAGCAGTTAGGGATAAGCAAATAGGATTTAAATCAATAATAGGTGGTAATGCAAAGACAACCACAAAGAGGATCAATAATACAATATTAAAAGGTATCAAAGGACAAAAGACACCAAAGCAAGTAGAGAAGCAAGTAAGAAAGGTATTAGGAAGCAATGGTGGTAAGGCATTATCTATCGCAAGAACGGAGGTTAATACTCATAAAAGTTTGGCAAAACAGTCAAGTGGGGAGTTAAGTACCGAACGAGGCAATATAATGAAGAAAACATGGGTATATACAGGGGTTTCAATGGAACAAAGACCTTCTCATGTAGCAATGGATGGCGAAACAGTTATTGGAATAGATACATATTTCAGTATAGGTACAACAGCACCACAGCAGTTTGGTGTTCCATCAGAAGATATAAATTGCACTTGTATCCATGTAGTAGAGTATGTAACACCAATAGATTTTGATACAAAAGAGTACCAAGACTTTATAAAAGATTATTAATTGGCTTTATCCTATGTGCCAAGCATAAGCGAAACAATGGAAAGAAGGAGATTTTATCTATGGAAGATAAAAAAGATGTAGTTGTTGATACTACAGACGAACAAAAATCAACAGAAAAGACTTTCACACAAGATGATGTGAAGAACATTGTCGCAAAGAATGTGAAAGATGAGTTAGGAAAAGTGTTGAAGAAACTAGAAGTTGAGGATTTTGATAATGTGAAAACTGCATTAACTGATTACAAGAAACTTCAGGATGCACAGAAGAGCGACTTGGAAAAAACTCAAGAGGAAAATACTTCTTTGAAAGATGAAGTAGGACAATGGAAAAATAAGTACCAATCTAAAGACTTGGAAATCATAGTTGGTAACACATTAACTGAATTGGAAGTAAGCAGCAAACATAAGGAAGTGCTGATGAGGCTCATAGACAGTGAAAAAGTTATTAATGAAGATGGGGAAGTTAATAGAGAAGGTATTAAAACACAACTAGAAGCTATCATCAATGACAAATTACCAATGCTCAAGGAAACAAATGTATCGAAAGTTGGGGTGGAAAGCACACAACAAACACCGATTGTATCATCTAATAAAGCTTATTTAGATGAGAAATATAAAAACAACCCTTATTATGAAGGGTAAAAAATAAAATAGGAGGAAAAAGAATATGGCAAATCAAGACACATTAACAATTAACTCGCAATATGTAGATATCAAATATTTACCAACATTACTGCCTAACCTGTATTATGATAGTGTATTAATACCGGGGTTAACATTTACAGACCAAGCAGTAGAACAAGCAGGAGGATGGTACTTCCATAAATTAGGAAGTAATGCTGTTGTAGATCCAACAACTGTTGGTGGGGACTTTTCAGGTGCTACAACTGCTGATACATTAGTACAAGCAGTTATTAACAACGCATTTAGAGTTGAAGAAAAGGTATATGGTATCACAGAAAGTGCTACTGCTTATAATAAGACAGAAGCAGAATATGCTAGAGTAACTAAAGAGGTATCTGAAGGTTGGCAACAATCAGGATTAGCTTGTTTAGTAACTGAAAGTACAGATTTAGGGGATACAACTGCTATTATTGATACTAATGTATTAACTTACATAATTTCAATGAGAAAAGAATGTAAAGATAATAAAACATCACCTGAATATGTAATTGTTTCAACTTCAGTATATGAAGAAATATTAACTCAAGCAGGATCAGACTTTGTTCCAGTTAAAAATGATGAAGTATTATCAACTGGTAGAGCTGGTATGTGGTTTGGAATGAGAGTTATTGAAGCAAATGCATTAAATGCAACTGCTGCTCAATATTTCCCATATAGTGATAGTGCAAACGCAACAACTGTAAACTTATCTTTAGTAGATATGATTATGGGACAAGCTGATGCATTTGGTATCAAAAACATCGTTCAAGCGATGAGAGTAATTGATACTGAAGATTTCGCTGGTAAAAAAGTGCAAGTTGAAATTAATTCTGCATTTAGAGTAACAAATTCTACAAAAGTTATTACAAAATATCATGCAACTAGTGCATAGTAGAAAAGGAGTGATAGTATGGCAATAACTAGAAGTCAGTATGTAACAGTATCAGAATTACAAGAGATTTTAAATGATAAATCATCTTATCTTAATAATGCAGAAACATTGTTGAAGATATATGAGGCATCTGAAACATTAAAAGCTCATTGTTATTCATGGTCTTTAATATCGGCTAGTGACTATACTACTGCTACTGCACCAAATGATTTAAAATTGGCTACTGCATATCAGATCCAATACAATGATAATAATCTTGGAATTGATGATGATTATGCAGGTAGTTCAAGTAGTTATAGTTTAGGTAAATTCTCGGAGTCAGTAGGAATAACTGGAAATGGAACACAAGAGTTCCAAAAGATAGCACCGAAAGCACAGAGATATTTAGTACAGTCAGGTCTTTTGACTAGGAAGTTTTAATTGATTAGGGCTAATCACCCTTCTCAATTATATATATAGGAGGTGTAATATGATAACTATACAACGAGGGGATATAATTAAAAAGATACCCAAAGAGAGTTTTATTATATACAGAAAAACTGGTTGGATTGAGATAAAGGAGGCTAAAAAGTATGATAAGACAAATACCAAGAAAAAGACTCCCAAATCAAGCAAGTCATAAGTACAATTTTACCAATAATGGTGAAAAGAGAACTGCTGGTAGTACCCACAGCCTTCGCTATATAAAAATAGATGAAAGACAGGTATTAAAGAAGAGTAGAGATGGTAAAGAGATAGTTGGCAATGCTATGATGTTTTATGACTATAAAAATTCATTACCAAAAGAATTAACATTTGCGAAACAAGATTTGATTGTTTTTAATGGCAAAACCTATGAGATCGTTGATATTGATGTATTAAGAGGCAACAATAATACACCACATCATTATGAGATAATGCTTGTATGAAGAAGTTTACAAGCCATCAACAAGCGAATAGTTGGTTAAAGAAGGTAGCACAAAAAACATTGATAGATAGTGTTAGGGCTGTATCACAACAGGCTTATAAAGATTGTGAGGAATATATACCTTATGATTTAGGTACAATGTATCAAAGTGGGACAATACATAGTGATTTCAATAGAGGAATAGTAACTTTAGTAGCACCACAAGTTAGAAGATTATATTATAGAGATTTTAATGCAGGTGTTGGTAATAAGAAAGCAATACCATTTTGGTGGGAAAGAGTTAAAAAAGATAATTATCGCAAGTGGGTAACATTAACGGCAACAATATTCAATATAAATAAGAGGTGATAAAGTGAATATAGAAGAGTTTATAACAGGAGTTAGAACAAGAATAGAAACTATTAGTGACATTAGTGCTTATAGTCCTGAATTACCAATAGCAGATGATAATGATGATGACTATGCAGCTGCAGTAACAATGTTGGGTGGTACGGTACAGAATTCTTTAGGAACAAGCCGATTATATAATAATGTGTTATTTAGGGTTATTATAAGGGGATTAAGGAATAATGATACAGATATTAGGGCTATGGTTGATAGTGTCTATGATAAACTTAATATGGCTAATGGAATCGCTTTAACAAGCTCGAAAATTGTGTTGATATATGCTGATACAGATGTTCAGTATATAGGTAAAGATGATAATGAAAGAATATTATATAATATTAATTTTAGAGCAATAATAGAATAAGGAAGGAGTAATAAAATGATAACAGGAATAAATTATCAATTAGAAATAGATACAACAGGTGCAGGTGGATTTGAAGTATGCGACATTATTAGTGCAGATAACAATTGGGGTGAGGTTGTTGATACATTCTACAAACTTAGTTCATATATTGCGAATAATAAAGTTACAGCATTAGACCCTGAATTTAGTTTTACAATAAAAGTAGATAGTTCAGATACTGCTAGTCAATTTTTATTAACTAAAAGATACACCAATGTTAGAACATTCGCTGCGAAGATTACAGATCCAGCACAAACAAGTGAATTTACATTCAATGCAGAATTAACACAAATAAGTGACCCAAGAACCATCGAAGATGTAATAACAATGGATATAGTATTGAAAGTTGCTGACGGAACAATTACAGCATCTGTGTAGAAGGGTGCAAACCCTTTTACCACCATATTTAAGGAGGACAAAATGGAATTTATAGTAGGTAAATATTTCTATGAAGAAGAATATAATATAAAGTTTAAAGATGAAGTAAAAAAGATTAATATTGCTTTAACTTCTGATGAAATAAAGATGATAGATAAGATATTCAAAGATCAAAATAGTGTTGAAGAACAAAGGTCAGTTTTAGTAGAACAAAAAGCAAGATTAAATAAACTTTTATCAATAGAAACAGAAAAAGATGAGATAAGAAAGTTAATCAAGGATTTAGAAGGATTAGAATTAAAAGAGAAAGAGTTAAAGGAAACAATAGAACAAAATAATTTAGAACAAAATAAAGAATTTGAAAAAATGGTATTTAAAGATGATCTACAATATTTAAAAACAAATATGCCTGAAAGTGAATTTGATAGGTTAAGTGAACAGGTGGGTTTGGAATTAGTCGGTTGGTACATAGAGAAAAAGAAAAACCAATATGGGACTATAAACCGACAAGAGAATGGGAACAATTAGATAAGATAACAATAAGTGGAAAACAATATCAATTAAATATAGATTTTAAGAGTGTAATGAGAGCAATTGAATATTCAGAGAAACAGGATACAGATAGATGTTTAAGTGAATTGATTACATTAGATATAGAGTTAAATATTGAGCAGAAGATTAGGTTAATTAATGATATATTCCATAGTTTATTCAAACCAAATAAAAGTAGTGGTAAAAAGAGCATTGATTATTTGATAGATTATAGGCTGATATGGGATAGTTTCAAAGGACATAGGCAAATAGACCTTAACATAAATAAAATCAACTGGTGGGAGTTCTCTGCGTGTTTAGAGGGCTTATTATTAGAGGGTAAGTGTTCAATAGCAAAAGTAGTAGAAATAAGACAAACTAAAATTCCAAAACAAGATAAATATAATAAAGAACATATAGAAAGTTTGAGAAGCCTTAAAAGTAGTTATGCTTTGGGTGGTAGTAGTGATAAAAACAAAGTTTTAGCAGATTTATTTAATTTTTTAAAGATAAAGGCAGGTGGGAAAGATGGCAGCAGACGCAAGGGTTGATTTTAAAGTAAATTATGATACGACAGGCGCGACCAAGTCAGTTAATAAGTTTGGTTCAAGTTTAAAGAATATTGCCAAGTTAGCAGGGGCAGCTTTTGCTGTGAGGAAAATAGCAAGTTTTGCCAATGATTCGATTGAATTATATAATAAACAAATAGAGGCAGAAACAAAATTAGAAGAAGTTATGACAAAAAGAATTGGAGCGACTTCAACAGAAATAAAAGAAACCAAGAAACTTGCTAGAGAACAACAAAAGATTGGTATTTTTGGTGATGAATTAATTATACAGGGGCAACAACAATTAGCGACATTTGCTTCAACAACAAAGACTGTTGATTTGTTAACACCTGCTATGAATAATTTAATAGCACAACAAAAAGGTGTTAATGCAGGACAAACCGATTTTGTTAATATAGCAAATTTAATGGGGAAAGCATTACAAGGACAAGCAGGAGCATTAACTAGGGTTGGTATATCATTTACAGATGCTCAAGGTGAAATATTAAAAACAGGTACAGAAATGGAAAGAGCAGCAGTATTATCGCAAGTTATTACTGATAATGTTGGTGATATGAATGAAGCATTGGCAAAAACAGATGCAGGTAAAATAGCAAATGCAAAAAATCAAATAAGTGATATGAAAGAAGAAATAGGTGAAATGTTAGTGCCTTTAAAGGTAGGATTTTATGAATGGGTAAGAGATAATTTAGTGCCATTTATAAGTAATACTTTTATACCAGCAATACAAGATATAGGGACATGGTTTGGTAAAATGGGTAAGAAAATGGAAGATGCAGGATTAGATGTTGGAACAGTAGCAGGGAGTTTTGTTACTGCTGCAGGTATGATATGGTTAGCGATGCATGGACCAGTTGGAATGGTTGCTGCAGTAGCATTAGCAGTAGTTAAATTAAAACCTGAATGGGATAAAATGTCAGGTTGGATAAAAGCCAATGGTGGATTTTGGGAAAATTGGAAAAAAGGTGTTGGGGTTATATGGGATTCAATAAAAAATAAAATTAATGCTGCTACTTCTGCCTTGAAAAAGTTTGGCAAAGAATCTGACAAGAGTGGCAAAGGCGGAGGATTTTCAGGTAATAGTGGATTCTCTGGTGGCGGAGGATTTGGAGGAAGTGGTGGTGCTTTTGCTAATGGTGGTCGCCCACAAGTAGGTATGGCTTCTATGGTTGGTGAAAGAGGGCCTGAATTATTTGTGCCTGATACAGCAGGAACAATAATACCTAATAATAAATTAGGTGGTGCTTCTGTAACCAATATACATGCATCATTTAAAATAGGTGAA